AGGGCATACCATAAAAGGATTTCTTGCAGGAGTAAAAGGATTAAGAACTAGTCTTAGTATATGACCATTAGATACCCATGCATTAACTTGCACTTCATCTAAATCATCTTCAATATCATCAGGCATTTCTATACCTGCTTCTTCTACTAGGTACTTATCCATAGTACCCCAATACTCTAATACTTCAAATCTATTTTTGTTATACTCTTCTTGATTTTCTCTATCAAACAATGCAGTCTCATAACTTCTATTTTCATAGTTAGGACCACCTGATAATAAATCTTCTATAGCAGATTTTCTGAAGAAAGGTCTATTAATTAAATCTCTAACTTGTGTTCTATTAAACACATGTCTTTGAATAACATAATCAGCGTCATCCATAGTTACGGCATCTGGGTCAGGATATAAATCCCAACAACTGACAGCTTCTACTCTTGGTACTAACTTTGTTTTTGGAGAGTATACTCTTTCTCCACTGTCATCTAATGCCCACTGATGCACTGATTGTTCATAATTAAATGGACCTTTTAGTATACCAGTTCCAAGTAAACACATCTCAAATAATACATGACGCATTACTGAGATAGCATGTGATTCTTCTAACTGGTCATGGATTAAAGTTTCCATGTTCTTTGCAGCTTCTTCTGCAGGTCCTATCTGTGGCATGGTTTTTAAGTCAGGTGCAGCACCTCTTTCAAAACCTGCGTTAGCATATTTATTTGCTAAACCATTTAATATATCGTTAGCAGTAGAACCAGGAGTTATTTCTCTACCATCACCTTCAAAACCATATATGTCTTCCATCCTAGGATTTTTAACATTTTCAGGTTTTATGTGTGCGTATTTTTCTATACCTGTAGGGTCTGTTGTAGGAAATATACCAATAGGAAATTTACCTTGTGAAAATAAAACTTCTATTAGTTGTCCGTATGCAGCTAAAACTTTGGTCTTAGTAATCTTGACAAAGACTCTTGACTTTTCAGAATCACGAAAAGCCATGTCAGAACTATAGATTCCTCTATAATTTCTGTATGACCTTAACCATCTTTTCTCGTCATATAGACGAGCTTGTTCTGATTCTTTTAGTCTAGATTCTACAAGATATCCTAGATTACTATAAGACTCATCTTTTTTCTCTGATAAAGAATTTACTTCATCAGATTCAGAAGTCAAGCCACCTGTATTTGAATGTGGCATTATTTACCTCTTAATAGTCTCTTTCGTCTGCCATTGTGAATATTTTTCCATCGACATATGCTTTCTTTTCTTTAGGGAAGTCTTTGTTTACTCCACCTTCAGCATAGTCAGCAGGAAAAGCAGAACCACCTTTTACAACATTGGTTTTTGAATCGCCTTGCTTTGAGGCTTCGTTACCATACATGTTCTCAGGAAGTTCACCTTGCTTATATTGTTTCATGATTGCCATTTTATTTTTCTCCTTTTAGTTGTTTTTGTATGTAAGGTAATAACCAAGGGTTGTCCACACATACAGTCGTTAGTCCATTCGCAAGAGTGTTGCAAATTTTTTCTTCTTCTTTATCATCTAGTTCTATTGCCCATTGATATACTATAGCATGAAATATTTCATGTATTAAAGTATTAGCATGAGATATATTATCTTCAGTTGATGATAAAGCTATTGTTCCATCTGATGCAAGAAACTGTCCGTTTATTTCATTACATTTAGATACGATGGAATCTAAACTTTTTATTTTATAATTTTTATATCCTATTTTAATATCTTTCATTAATATCCAAAAACTTTATCTGCAGGTTTAAAATCTCTAGTTTGTCCTACACCAAAGTCGTGAAACTGTTTTGCAACAGGATGAACTGGTCTACTCATACAACCATATCTAAGTGCATCATAAGCATGGTCTTCTGCATGTGTATCTACATCTTCAGGATTATTTTTATCAACTGGTAACATAGGCATTGTTCTAATTAAGTTAATACAGTTGTCAAATATAAATAAAGATGGATATCCTGTTTCTTCGTCAGGTCTTAATCTTTTGTGTAATTCTAATTTACCTGCTACTCTACTTCTAGGTGTTCTATCAGATGGTCTCCAACGACATCCTTCTTGTATCATAGTCTCTGCAATACTCGGTCCTATATCACCTCGTCTTGCCCAAGTAGAACTATCAAGAACTCCGTATCTAATATATTCACCATGTTCTTGTTCTAAAACTTTTCTAGCAAAAATATCTGCAGTAATTTTTTGTGTATATAATTCTCTGTACACAAATATATTATTATCAAAATCTATAGCAAACCATAAACAACAAGCAGGTGAACTATATCCCCAGTCTGCTGCTCTAAACCTCATCCAGTTTCTAGGAATGTCAAAAGGTTTGATAACATGTAACTCTTTACTAAACTCTGGAAAAGAAGAATCTTCAAATGCTTCCCAGTTACCATCTAAGAATTGTTTTCTTTGTACTTCAGGTAAAGATGCTAACATTGCATAGTAATCATCTGTTTGCATCAAGTAAGGGTTATCTTGAAGTTTAGCGGGTATAAATCTTCTTGATATTTTTTTAATGCCTGTTGGTGTTTTAATATCTATATCAAATTTAGTATTAGGTGTAGAGGGGTCAACAAACATTTCTTTAACCCATTGCGAACCAACATTTCCGGGATTGCCTGTTGCTCTCATGTAGACAGGTATCTCAGGGTCAACACTTCGTAAAGAAGACCGAAGAAAATTATATATATCTTCGGTAGGATATTGCGGTAGTTCATCTATTCCAATCCAAGTATATGATTGTCCTTGGTAGCGTAAAGCATCAGTTAAGTTTTCCGCATATCCAAACTCTATTCTAGCACCTGATGGAAATCTCCATTCTTTTTCTTGTTCTCTCCATTTAGCACCAGGATATGCTTTTGAGTAAAGTTGTTGAGAATGATTTATTAAATCTCTTAACTCTGGCATTGTTCTTCTTATTAACAATGCTCTATGTTTTTGTTTGTGACAATATCGTAGTGGGTCTACTAACATTGCGTAAGACTTTCCACCACCTCTTGCACCACCATAAAACACTTCTCTTTCTGGTGCAGCTAGAAACTCTGTTTGTGGTCCTTCGTTAGGTTTAAAGATTACATCTTTATCTTTTAACGCAGCTTGGATATTAGGCGAAGAACTTTCAATTTTATCTTCTTCAATGATTTGCTTCTTACCATCGAACACTTCATCGATATCTTTGAGTTTATTTTTTGTTGCCCAAAAGTTTTTTTGTGCTTTTTCAAGTTCATGCTTTTTTTCTCTAAGCATGTCTTGTGCTGACTTTCGAGCTTTTTTCTCTTTAATAGTAAGAGGAGCGTTGACGCTAGTTCTTCTTTTTCTACCAGTGCTTTTAGGTTTAGGTTCTTCTACCACCCTTTATGTATCACTCTTTTTAATACTTCTCTTAAACCCATACCAGTTATGTTTCTACCAGTATGATGTGATAACCACTCTGCAGTTTCTTTATAGCTACAGTTGTTATCTATAAAACTTTTTGCTTTATCTATTAGTTCCATGTGTTCAGGTATTTGTATTAATACTTTATTATCTTCTTCTGAAACTTTATATCCTAAAGGTATAACTCTACCTTTTCTTTCTCTAGTAATTTTATCTTCAGTCATTTTGTTTTGGAGGTAAGATAAATACACCATGTGCTACTTTTGCATTGACATCTATCTTTTCTCTTTTTGATAATCCTACTCTATCTAATATTTGTTTTGCTGCTTCCATTCTAATAGATGCACCAGGAGTAGAACCATCTTCTTGTAAAGCATTTATCATTCCCATACTTGCTCTCGGGGCAAATGCTGCTAATAATTTTTCTGCTCTATCAATTATTTCATCCTTCAAAGATTTTAAAGGTTGATGATAATCTGCATAACCTGCAATCTCTCCTGCAATCTTTGGGTCACCTTGTGCTTCTCCAAATAAAGCATCTAGAAAAGTTTGTTGCTTTTCGGTTACTTCTAAATCTCTTTTATCGTTATCAGGAACTAACATTGCGAACTTTTTGTAAGTGTCTTTCCGTTCTTTCTTTTAACCAATCAGGAGATTTTCTTATTCCAACTTGTTCTTCTATTTGTCTTTCTTTCATTCCATTACGAGCAGACTCTATCATTTGGTCACGACCTTTATGCTCTGCTCTTTCAATAAAGGAAAGGTTGGGTGCAGTTATCACCATCTCAATATTTTTATTTCTGAGTGGCTTGGTCCTATCCTGTAAGGATAGATACTCATCCCACACCTCTCCAGTTATTTTATTCCTAAAAGAATAAATCGGCATTATTTTATTTTTATTTGTTTTGGTTTCTTATCTTCTGGAATATTCTTTTCCAATGTAATTGATAAAATACCATTCTCCATTTTTGCAGATTCACATTCTGTAAATTCTGCTAGTGTAAAAGATTTAGAAAACTTTTTAGAAGATATTCCTTTATAAACATAATCTGAATCTTCTGATTTAAGTTCTCCATGAATAGTCATCACATTATCTTTTACTTCAATGTCAATATCATTTTTACTAAATCCTGCTAATGCTAATTCAATATTCCATTTATTGTCATTAAGTTTTTTTATATTATAATGTGGGTATCCTTTAATCTCTGTTCCTGTTAAAGAATCTAATGAGTTAAAGAATGAATCAAACCCTATTGTATAGGGCATGTATTTATCTAGTGTAAAAGTCATTTATACCTCCTTGCTCTAAGCTAGATATATTATCTTACATGTGTAAGATTTGATGACCCATATGGCATCATCAAACTTTTTAAACTTTTTTTCTTGCTCTTTTCAAACTTAGCTTCGCTCTTTTTGCGATTGCTGCTTGTTGTGGTTTACCACCGAACTTACTTCTTTGTTCCATGACAGTAAGTATCTGAATCTTCCTAGCATACGGTTTATTAATTTTACGAACCTTGCGAACAGTATTCTTTGCATCCTGCACTGATGCATATTTAATTCTAACTGTATCTCTAGGATTCTCATCAGTATATAATCTTCTTCCTGAACCTTTTGGTTTCTTTCCTGTTCCTACTTTAGGGTCAGCCATTATCTCTATTGTTCTCTATAACTTCTACGAACTCTGTTCCTTTGATTGCTTTGTACACATTACCTTTAGGACTTACTGCCTTTAACATGTCGTTGAGACTTCGGAGGATTTTTCTTACGCCCCCCTCTACCAGACCAAAGACATTTATTAGCCCAATAAGCGGCACTCGTAGGACCTTTTGCAATGTTCTTAGCATGACGAGCCTTAAATGACTTCCTAGCTTCTGGACTATAGTTATGACCCATAGAAGCATCACCGAACCGAATAAGCCTTGGTTTGCCGTTGACGAGTATGCCAACTTTACCTTTCTTATTCCCTTCAGTACGAATGACACAAGAGTTAAATCTTTTAAGACCATATTTTTTAAGAAAGTCTTTTCTTTTTTCCGTTTCGCTTTTTGCCATTCTTTTTAGGTTTAAGCTCTCCCACAGCAATCATTATTACTTTCTTTGGTTTCTTATTTTTAGTTTTAGTTCCGTATGACATTATGCCTTTTTATTTTTATTTTTCATGGTAGCTCCTGCAATTCTATCTGCTTGAGTAGCTGCAGGATTATTATCTATTCCTGCTTTTACAGACAACATACCAAAGTTGGTAGTCCGATTGTTTCGGTTATCGGACTTACCATTCATTTTCATTTTATTAGTGTTCATTTCCAAACTGCCCCTATTATAACTAATACTGTAACTGCAATAATAAACCATTTGGCTTTCTTACTGAGTTTATTCCAGTAACCAAGTATTTTATCTTTCATGATACCCTCCTATACTTTCTTACTTTCTTTGCAATGCTCTTCGGTTGCTTCACAAACTGTTTTCCCTGCTTTGTTCCTTTTCGCTTTGCTCTTGTCGTTGCCGCATATTCCGCAGATGTCAGGCTCTTTATCGCTGCTTCTGGCAGATACCTCTCTCCCGTCTTCGAAGAAGGCTTTCCAGACTTTGTTCGCCACTTCTGTTTTGTCCACGACTTTAGACTTCTCTGTGATTTTGCTAGTGCCATTATTTACCTTGACCACGATACTTCTTGTAATTCCTTCGTTTATGTTTATTCATAGACGACATTTTTACTTTACCATTACCTATACTTGTTCTCTTAGGTATATGGATTAATGCTGTTAGTCCACTCTCCCTTGGTTTCTTAGCCATTTAATTTAAAATATTTTTTTTGATATGCATTTAGTTCTTGTATTGTATTTATTTCTGTGTCATGCTCACACAGTTTTTTATATAATGTTTTATCATTTAACCAACTTCTACCATTCCAAAACTCAAATCCATCAAACCTAGATTTATATACATTTGATTTTTCATACCCATAGGCTAAATAATATTTTTTACATTTATTTTTTATAGACCAGTCTATTTCGTATAGTGTTGCATATGTACCCATACTTAGTTTTGGGTCTTCATAATCCCAAGCAAACTGCCCTGTCAGTACATGATTACTATCAAATACTTTAATTTCTGTAAACGCTATCGGTTTATTTTTAAAATAGTAGATAAAATATTTCCAATCAATGTTGTCTTCTTTTTTAAAGAACTCGCTTTCTTCCTCAAAGTCCTTCTCATGAAACTTCTTATGCTTAATATATTTCTT